CATGATTATGCGGTCACAGCCTTAATGACAGCGAAACTGATGACAATCGCTTCGGCCAAGGCTCCGGTGGTGATATTGCGGACGTCTATTGTCGCGCTTCCGGCGGCCGAGCGGGCATTGAGGTTATACGATCCAAACGCCCCTACTGCCGTATGGTTCAGAATAACTACATCGCCGACGGCTATCGTGGTATTAGTAAGCGTGAAGCTAACTGTCGTATCAGCGGCAAGGGAAGCGCCGCTGAGGGTGATGGTGCCACAAGTCTTGCTGAGGGTCACGGCAGTGGCCTTGCTGGTGGCCTGCGTGACGGTACCGCCCGCTCCTGTAGCGTAGCCCACGCTTGCGGTAGCGGTAAGGCCACCCGTAACGGTGACTGTCCCACCTGCTGGAACAAGCGCTATATTCCGGTTCGTACCCGTTCCACCTTTTTCCGTGGCTATCGTGTAGACGTTGGAAGCCCAATACGCCCGTGCCCGCTCGTAATTGGTGGTCTGGTCGGCTACGTTATGCCAAGCTATCCCCGTAGCGGTAGAGGGGAGGGTGAGGGTGTGGGTGGGGGCGGTGGTGCCGAGGCCGATGAGACCGGCAGACAGTACAAGCGTGTTGACGACAGGCGCGGCGCCGAGGCTCTTGAACGTGGAGATGCTGTTCTGACCGACTGCTATGTCTCCGGTACCGCCTGCCGTAATACTAATGCTTCGGTTAGTGAAGGAGCGCATCGTGACGCCGCCGACCGTGTCATATTCCAGGAAGTCAGTAGCGCCGTTCACAGCCGTCAGCTTGGCGGCTACACCGGTTGCTCCGAGGCTCAGTTGTCCGCCTGTTACGGTAGCGTTCCCGGTTGTTGTCACAGCTCCCGTAAATGCCGCGATACCCGCGCTTGCCCCGTCTATATAAGCCGTCGCATTGAGGTAGTGGCGGGTGGCGTAGAGGTTGGACCAGTAGAGGGAGGAGGTGCCAAGGGTGTAAGAAGCAGTTGTATTCGGATTGAAACCGTTGGAGCTGACCGTAGACTTGAACAGGCTCGCTCCGGTAACAGCTATACCATTAGTCGTACCACCGAACTTGGCATCATAGCCCACGGCAGGGGCAGGGTCGGTATACGTACCGTTATAAGCGGTTATCTCACCTCCGACATCCAGACGGCCGTAGGTAGTCACGGAGCCGTTAGTGGCGATGTTCAGCAGATTGGTGTAGGTACTGCCCGGTGTTATCGCACCGGTACTGGACTTCTTGACCGTGAACGTCGTACCTGAACCGACGGCGAAGAACGGACCATCACCCGATTTCTTCACCATACCGATACGGGGCGTGGTGTTGCTCGGGTCATCAATACCGAAACTGCCATCCTCTTTATTGACGACCAGAGAACCGAGTATACGCATGTTGCCGCTGTCGTCAATCGTTGTCGTACTGTCCTGCACCAGCTTTCCGGTGGTGGCATCATAACGAGCAATAGCGTTATCAGTGGCAGAGGCAGGGCCAGTAACTTTCCCCGTTATCGCTGTCGTATTACTCGTTATCTGGCTCTGTAAGCCTGCGTCCTGCGTGTCCACATACGTCGTACTTGCCTTGCCTGCTAACGAGGTCGTCATGGTAGCCGCATAGTTGGCGTCATCACCTAAGGCGTCACTCAGCTCACCAAGGGTATCAAGCGCCGGTCCGACCGTGCCGAGTACGTTGGATATGCTGGTATCGACGTAAGTAGTGGAGGCGAGGGGTGCGACGAGGCCGTCCACGTAGGTGGTGCTGGCCTTGGCATTGAGTGCCGTGTTGAGGTCGGTCTGCGCCGATAACGTGCCCGTGATGCCGCCCCACACCCCGGCGTTGATCGTCAGGTCGCCGCTGCCGAGCAAGGTGGAGCCGTTGACGGTCTTGAGGTTGGTGCCGGAGACGAGGGTGGCCTGCTTGGTAGCTATGGCCGTGGTGTTAGCGGCTATGGCTGCTGTGTTGGTGCTAAGCGCCGTGTCAATCTGGGTGTGGGTATTGGTGCCTATGTTGGAGAGGAGGAGGTGGTCGGTGGTCCCGGCGGGGCCTGTTGCGCCTGTACTGGCTATCTGGTAGGGGCTGGAGGTCGTGCCGTTGCCGGTGAGCGTCACGTTGCTGCCGGCCGTCACCATGCCCGTGATGTCCTTGCTGACGTAGCCGTGCCCCTGGCTGACTACCTTGGTCGGCTCCGGGGCGAAGGATACGCCGCTCGGACTGAACGGGTCGAGCCTAAGACGCGGCATCTATGGCCTCGTCCAGCAGCATGTACTGGTAGCTGGCGGCCTTCTTGAAGGCCTTGGCATAGCTAGTATTACCGAAGACGTAGCGCATGGCGCTGCGCTTGATGTCGTTCTCGATGATGTACCAGCCGCCTTCAGGGCTGAGGAAGCCGATGTACTGCTTGTCCGGGCTGTCGCTGATGTCCTGGGCGCGGTAGCGGGAGAGGTCAAGCCGGTCGTCGGCCACTTCAGGAGCCTTGAAACACTCCCGTATGGTGTCCTGCAGGGGTCTCAGGTTCAGCTCGGGGCTGGCGACATTTATCTTGGACTGCGGGATATTGACGACCGGGGCGGGCAGGTTGACGACCGGTGCCATGTCAAGGCTCTGGACGGCGTCTATGACGTCCTGGAGGGCGCCCAGCACCCCTTTATTGGAGGATTCGGTGGTCTGGGAGACGTCTTCCATGCTTTTCTTGAGCTCACCGAGCGCGTCGATGGTCTGCTCGTGGTTCTCGGAGGCGGTGCGCTGCTCGTCGGTCTCCAGTATCTCGCGTACCGTGTCGAACAGCTTCTGCTGGCGGGCTGTCATGGCCCCCGGCTTCTGGCTGTTGGCGTCGCGGGTCGCCTGCTCTATGGATTGCAGCTGCTTGACGATGTTGGACTGCGCCGCCTGTGATTGCTGCGACTGGCTGGACTGTGAAGCTGTCTGGCGCTTGTCTTGTATTGTCTGGAGGTATGACACGGTTATCCTTATTGGTTATATAGTAGCATGAACGGCAATGATAAAGGCCTAGCACTACTTTCGTACGCTAGACCGCTACTTCCTTCGGCTCGCGGAGGTAGTCCCTGATGCAGAGTTCGATCCGGCCGACTTCGGGCAGGTCTCCCGCCGCCGTCGCCTTGATCAACCTCTCTCGCAGCATCATGAGGTGCCTGTCGCGGAGCTGGAGGGTTATCTTCGTATGTGATCTGTCGGCTCCCAGCCGCGTCCTCGGCCCGATATGCTTGCCGGTGCGGTTGTTGCGTATGCGGTTGAGCCGGTTCAGGTCGTGTTCGCGTCCGTAGGCCTTGGTGTTCCAGGTGATGTCGGTCATGTCAGTCTGTAGTGAACGGTATCGGCACCATCATGCCGTAGTTCATGTTGGCACCCGGCCCGGCCTCGCCGGGGTCTATCAGGTCACCGGCAATCTCGACCTGCGTCAGCTCGGAAGCGCCGATGATGGTGAGGACTTCGGCCACAGATACGCGGTAGACGCGGGCGATGTCCTGTATGGACCCCTGCCCCTTGTTATGGTGCTCTTTTATCTTACTGCGAAGTTCATCATCAATCATCGTATGCCCCTTAGCCCTTCTTAGTCTGTTCCACTGTCTGAATGATAGCGAGTACCTCACGGCTGTCAAGCCCGCGTTCCTGGCCGATGGTGTCGCAGTTCTTGCCTTTGACATAGTCGTCGTAGATCGCGGAGGTGACGTCCTTCTGGTCGCTGTCGGCAGTGTTCTCGTCCTTACCTGTGAATTTCCCCATGTATTCCTTTCCTTTAGGCAGGGGAGGGGGTTCAATCCCTCCCCGTGTAAGCCGGTTAGTAAGTCCCGTCCAGTACAAAACCGTTAGGCTTGGTCGGTTGCCCCGGTCTTGATATCCACAACCCACGCGCCGTTGAGCGTCTTGACGACGTCTGAGGCGGCCCATGAGATGAGACTGAAGCGACCGGCCGGGTTGCCGGAGTCGATCTTGGTGTGCGGAATGATGTACAGCTGCGGCTTGTCGCCTTCAAGGTCGATGGTACCGAACGAATCGGCGCCGTGGATGAAGTTGCTGAAGACGTCGGCGCTGGTGGCACCGGCATCGACCGCCTCGTACTGATCCGGTGACTCGACGAGGCGGACACCCAGGATACGTCCCAGTTCGCCGTTGTAGAGCTTGGTTGCGCCGTTGTCGTAGATGTCGGCGTTGATGAACGTGCTGTCGGCCTGGAGGTCGTAGGCGGTGTTCGGTCCGACCTTGCCCATGTACGGGGCGACCTTGTCCTGGTACTTGCGGGCCTTGTTGGCCTTCAGGGTACGGACTGCCTTGCGGAGTTCCGCGACGTTCAGGACGTCAGTAGGCGTGATGAGGTTCAATGCGGCCTTGCCACCGGCGAACTGTGCCGTAGCGCCTGCGAACAGTTCGTTCCGTGCCAGGCGGTCCAGTGTCTCGCCCATGTTCTGGCCGACGACTTCGATCTTTTCCTTGTTCTCGGCGTCGATGGACGTCAGGCTCAGGAAGCGGGAGATCTTGACGGTCGTACCGTACTCCGCCAGGTTGGCCGTGACGTTGGTGGCCGTCAGGTTGACTTCCGACGGGTTGACGCCTTCGGTCAATGAGGCGACGCTGATCGTCAGCGGCGTATGGCGGGTGAAGACGACGGACTTGCCGTTGTTGGCTGGCTGGGTGCGTGTCTGTCCACCCTGGCGGAAGATGTATTCGTACTCGGCGCGGGCCAGGAATACCTTCTCGTAATAGTCGTTCATTTCCTGGGTCAAGCCAGTGGTTACTTGTGCAGCCATCGTGTGTAGTTCCTTGTATGTATGTGGTTAGTGTATGACCACCGCTGCACCCTATCTGCGGACGAAGCCCAGCTTGCTCTCCATCTCGGTGATGGACAGCTCCTTGAACGGCTTCTCCTTCGGTGTCACGCCAGAATTAGTGGCGTTCCCCCGTGGGACGGCGGCGGTCTGTTTGTGGGCCAAGGATTCGAGAGCTTCCCGTTTCCCCTGGGACCGTACACTGTCAAGCTTGCCTGATTGCATCACCGCGGTCGCATAAAGGGCGTCCAAATCGCCCGCCAGATGCGGCTTGGTTGCAAGCAGTTCTATCATCTGCGGTTCGTAGGCCTTGTCGATGCCGTCCTGCGACCAGAAGTCGCGTACTGCCTCTTTGACCTGCATACCCCGTACCGTCTTCAGCAGTTCCGGGTCCTGCCCGGTTGACACTGCTTCGGCTTCGGCGTACTCGCTGGCGGTCTCGGTGACCGTCCGCTCGAGTTCGCTGGTACGTCGATGGTTCTTCGTAGCCTCGGAACGCTGTTTCTGTAACAGCTGAGCCGCCTTGATGGCGTTCGGGCTGTCCAGCTCTATCCCTTGGCTGTCTGCAAACTTGCGGAGCTTGTCGTCAGGCGTGGGTACAGTATCGCTACTGGCCTCTGGCGCTTCGCTCGGTTCAGGCGTGGTGTCGGCATCAGGCGCCTCCGCTGCGTCCACAGGGGCTGGTTGGGCTGGTTCGTCAGCGGCAGCTTGCGGCGTAGCGGGAGCGGTAGTGGTGGTGTCTTCCATACTGTTCCTTTCATTTAATCGGTCTAGTCCCTAGCCCGCAGGAGGGTGCGACAACCGGGCTTGGCGATCACACCTTCCTGCTGGACAGCGACTACGTCTTCTTGGACTCCGTACTCATGACGGCTGCCTGGTTGATGGCCTCGCGCAGCCCCTTGGCACGCTGGGTATGGTCGCGGGACATGGGCGGGTTGTCCTCGGCCTTGGTGTGCTCTGCCTGTATCAGGTCCTCCAGCGCCCTCAAGTAGGCCTGACCCTCTACGGACTCGATGAAGAAGTCCCGGTAGCGGCTCATGCCATTACCTCGGTCATGTCAAGCGGCTCGCCCGTTATCGGGTCTATCATGATGTCCGGGGGCGTCGATGCCTCCAGAAGCGCCAGGTCCTCGGCTGGAATCATACCGGCAGGAGAGGGGGTGGGCACCGCTCCTGCCGGTATGGCACCGCCCATCATGGCAGGGTCCTGCATCGGGTCGCCCATGCCGGGCATGGGCATTACAGGCTGCATCAGTATCTCGACCTCGTCAGGCTCCAGGTCGAAGGAACGCGCCAGCACCAGCTTCTTCAGCTCCTGCTGGTTGACGTCCGGGTCGCCCATGAAGGCCGCCAGCAGTTCCTTGGCCTGCGCGGCCTGCTCCTGCTTCTTGTTCTCGATGGCGATGTCCAGCTGTACCCTTGGCTCGAAATCACCCTGGAAGTCAGCCGGGTCGAACTCCTCCCAGCGGGCGCCGTCCTTGCCGACGATCCGCACCATCATCGGCTCGGTGACGTAGAGCTTGATCATGGCGAAGACGATGCGGGCCATGCGGTGGAAGTACTCGTTCTCTATCTGCGTGACCTTCAGGTTGATGCGCTGGCCTGCCCCGGCTATCTGGGCGTTTATCTCGGTGGCGGTGGACTTGCCGCCCTGGGTGGCGCCGCCGCGGACAACCTCGTTGCTGGCGGTGGTCTCCCGTATGTCGTTCTTGATGTTCATCGCCTCATTGAAGCTGTCCGGGGACACCGTGCCCATGTCGATGCGCTGGAGCGTACCGGCCTCGAACGGGTATACCGCGCCGGGCAGGTTCTCGACTTCCTTTATCTTGTCGGCGTACTTGGGGTCGAGCGTGTACATCGGGTTCAGCACGTAGGTGACGGCGTCTATCCGCTGGTTCGTCAGGTCGTTCAGCAGCTCCTGCTCGTCTATGATGAAATCGACCTCGCCCTTGGCGTAGAACAGGGAAGGGTCGACGTAGTCCCGGAAGCCCGCGAACGGCATGATGCCCTCGGGATACTCGTCGCCGTTGGCGCGGGACTTGGCCTTGTAGTAGTTCTCGGCGTCCTCTATCTTGTACTGTCGGCTCATGACGGATACGACCTTGTCGTCCGTCCAGTACTCGATGACCTCAACCTGGTCGTGGTCGTCGCCCGACAGCGTGGAGCCGTACATGTCGTCCTTCTCCTGCTTGTCGAGCTTCTCCTGGGTCTTACCGGCGCCTGTACCACCCTCGGTGGCCTTCCTGGCCTTGTCGAGGTTGGTGTACTTCGGCTTCATGGCGTAGGTGACTTCTGTTTCGCCCGTCTCAGGGTTCGTGGTCTCTATCGGGTTGTCCAGGTCGATGACCTCGTAGGTCTTCAGCTCCTCTATGGTGGTCAGGTAGCGCCGCCCCATGTAGCGGGCGTCCTCGAAGCTGGTGGCCGTCGGGTCGATGAAGAAGTCCCGCAGCGGCACGTTGAACATGACGGGGTGGTCGCCGACCCAGCAGAAGTAGTCGATGCCGTTGCCGAGCATCAGGCCGGTGCGGCCCGTGTTGATGACCTTTATGCTCCACTGGTCGCGCTCCCAGTAGTAGTCAACCAGCGAGTTGAGTATATCGGTCTTCTGGTCGGGCTTGTCGCGCGGGCTGAGGAAGTTGAACTTGGGCTTGGGGCCGAACAGGGCGCTTGTCAGCGTCTCCACGGTGCCGAACGTCATCGGGACGAAGGTGTCGGTGATGCCGAAGTAGCCGCGCTTGGTGCGCTCGTTGTTGTAGGCCTTGTAGTTGTTCTGCCAGCGGTCGTGCTGGCTGCCCTTGCAGTAGTCCCAGGACGACTTGAAGTCCTTGATGACCTTCTCAAGGGACTCGTCAGTCGCGGTGGTTCCGGTGGTCTTGGGTTGTGTAAGGGCGGGCGTCGCTTGTTTCTTCGGCACTGGTACTAGTCCTGTAAGGTAATTATTAGCATCATAGCATAACGTTTACGCATATCTATATTTCTGGCTGAGCATGTTGGAGGGTTTGTATATCGGGGCGTCGTACTTCGGCCGGTCGCCGTAGCTCACCATCAGGTAGGCCAGCGCCCTCATGCCGTCGAAGTGATGGCCGAAGCGCCGGTGGTCGTCCCACTTGGGTATGATCTCCTCGCCCGCCTTGGTGATGCGCTCCTGCCATACGAGGTTCTCTATCTCCTGTACCAGCCAGTTCTGCTCCGTGCCGGTGGTCTCGTCTATCTCTATCAGGTCTTCCGATATATACAGCCGTGGCTTGCCGGTGCCGGGCTGTACCTGGCCGTATTCCTCAAGCTTGGCGGCCAGCGTCTCGTCCCAGCTCTTGGTGTCGTTGGGCGTCTTGCTGACGGGTTCCAGCATCATGCCGAGCTTCTGGAGGTCGAGCAGCAGGCGCGGCTCGTTGTTGTCCGCCCAGCCGCGCGTGATCATCAGCCCGCCGATCTTGTTATCGCGTAGCTCCTTCATGGCCTCGGCCTGCATCTGCTTGCGCCGGAAGCCGTTGACTACGTGTATGTTATTATCGTTGTCCACGCCTACCAAGAGCCACGCAGCCGGGTCGTTCCAGCCACCGTCCAGCACCTCGTACCATGTCCACGAACGGTCAAGCGTGTCGTAGTGACGCAGGTGCACGCTACGGTCCCACCAGGCGCAGACCAACCCGACACGCTTGACGAACTTACCCTCACGCCGGACAAGTATGGCGCTCGGACTCAGTCCCCGGCTCATCTGCTGCTTCTGGTCCTCCGTCAAGTACGGGTTGTCGTCCCAGCCAGCCTCCGAGATGAACAGATCCTTGTTGCCGGTATTCAGGTAGATGGTGTCGTACACCCATGTCATGCCTTTCACGGCCGTCATGGTCAATATGACGTCCAGTTGCTGCCCAGCCTCGACGCGGACGAACGACTCCTCCCAGATATCCTTCGGTGGCTCCTCATCGAACCATATAAGCCGGACTCCGGCACCCTGGAACTTCTCGCGCCCCTGCTCGTAGCTCTTGAACTGTATCGTCACACCGTTCTTCAGCGTCAGCTTCTTGATGATCCGGCCGCGCAGGTATTCCTTGTGCACTATCTCCGACTCCGGCAGGTACGTCATCAGCTTCTTCTGGGTCGTCGTCTCCTGTACGTCGAAACTCGGGCAGGCCGCCCATATCTCGAACGGTGCCCGCATATCCCGGTGCTTGTGGTGGAGCGTGGCATACTCCGCCGTCTCCATCGCGCCCCACTCGGTCTTGCCTACCCGGTTGCCCCAGAACAGGGCACGTATCGGCTGCAACGCCTCATAGGCGGCTACCTGCTTGGCGTGGCGGTTGGCGTAAAGCAGGGGATTGGCCCGTCTCCTCCGCTCCTTCTCGTCAAGCAGTTCCAGGTACTGTATCTTTTCGGCTCTTGAGGGCTGCTTCAAGTTGTTCGTCATTCATGTCCTCGTACTTATGCGTCACTTCACCCGTCTGCTCAATCTGTGACTGGTCACGCCAACCATGCTGCGGCTGCTTCAGCCGGAAGATGGCCATAGTCGCGTTAAGCTGTCCGGTAATAGCTCCCTTGGCCATATATGCCTCTTGCTTTTCTATCGCATACTTTTGTAGTGCGGAAAATTCTTCCCAACCATTGATATCATGACGGGTAATCCAGTATTTTTGCGCAACTGTATCCCAAGCACAGAAACCAACAGTTGTAGGATCAGGTTCACGCTGTATATAAAGCTTGTAAGCCTCCAGTACTTCTGCACGTTCTTCTAGTGTTACTTTAGGTGGTCGTCCGACGTCTGCCATTTACAACTACAGTACCAGACATACCGCTAATGTCCAGCAATAACCGCATACACCCCTGTTGCGACATAGACATAGAACCCGAACATGGCGAACAGGAAGAGCGGTTGCCTGGTTATCCAGCGGAACATGCAGCCATTGTACTACGACTTGTTGTCGGCGTGCGCCTTGGCGACTGCCTGCTTCTGTATCGTCTTCAGGTCAAGCCCTTCCCGGTTCGCGGCGGCGTTCAGCCTGCCCTCCTTCTCGCCCTCCGCCTCCTCCGGGTCGTCGGCGCTTGCCCCCTTCGCCTGGTGCTCGGCCTCGGCCATCTCGTCCTGCAGGCGCTTCACCTCGTCGGACTGCGGCTGGGGGACGTCCTGCGCCCGTTCCTGGGCCAGCGGGTTCTCGCCGTTCTGGGCGATGAACTTCTTGCGCTCGTCGTCGGCTGATACGTCAGCGCTGCCCTGCCGGTTGTCCAGGTCCTTGGGGTCGGTGTCGGGCTTGTCGCTGTCGTTCATGCTGTCGGTGGTCTGTACTGCCATATCGGTGTCTCCTGTTTAATCCAGCCAGTATAGCCGACTATTGATAGTGAGGCAGTGAAATATCCTAGTCATTCAACTTGGCAAAGTCACCGTACTTCTCTATCGCCGCTTGATAGCAAAATACGAACAAATGTACAATGATATAACATAATACTATTGACAATATACATTATGTGTAGTATTATGTATATATCATCAAACGATGATGATAAGCCTGCAGGGAATGTTCAGACATCTAAGCCTCGAAACTTAGTCGCCTCAATAAGCGTTAAACGGCCTAACCTCCCATGAAGAAGCTACCTGTCAGCCCTCCCTTACCGGAGGGCTTTTTCTATGCCTTGTCACGCTTCGCCTCCAGTTCCAGCAATGTCCGCTGCGCGATCTCGATCGTCCTGTCCGTCCGTTCCAGCTCCTCGGCCGCCCCAGGTTTCTTCAGTATGACGGATTGCATCAATGAGTTGCGCTGCTGACGCATGTCCGTGATGTCTGAGACGTATTTGTGGAACTGGTCGTCACTGGTTGCGTTTTTGGGTTTGCGGCCGTCCTGGGGCTTCTGTGTGCGTCTGAATGGCCAGAGATTCATCGCTTAGGCTCCGTGCTTCTAGCGTTCCTGACACCCCGGTGGTGCCGTACAGCCTTCATAAGCCGCTGTCCTGACCGGGGTGGTGCCTTGGTGTCCAGGATTTCCCTGCCCTTCTCGTTGGGGACAGAATAGGGCAGTGAGACACACCTGTAGTTGCGGCAGTAGAACGTATCGGAGAAGAAGCCGTGTATGACGCCCATCTGGGTAGCGCAGATGACGCAATGTTGGTCTGTCGGTTCAATCATGTCGCTCATTTCCCGGCCTCCGCGCCTGTGTCCGGGGCTTCTGCCTGTAGGGACGGGGAATTGTGGGTTTTGTCCGGGCCGGTGGTCTGGGCGGGCTTGGTGAGTTTGAACCGTTCTGCCTGTGCTACGTTGACCATGACGAATTGCTCACGGGCACAGTCACATTTCTGATAGCCGCCTCCCACCATCTCCTCAGCTAACAGCACGAGCGTTACCTCGTCATCCTCGAACTCCTCGGATATATAACAGAGGTGGTCACGGTAATGACAGAATTGTGTGCTCACTGCGTCCCCTCCCCTTCAATCTCCGTAGCATCTGCGAACGTGGCGTTGGTAGCCATTGTTTTGATGATGTCCGACAGCGCCACCTTGGGCGTGCGCTTAGCGTAGTTGTCGCATTCGCCGTTGGAACAAGTCAGCCACATAGCGCTCTGTTCCGGTATCGGTGAGTGCACCGTGACCATTCGCAGTACCTCACCGCAGCCGGTACAGGTGCCCTTGGCCGTATGTATCGTGTTCATGCTTTGTCCCCTTCTATCCCCAGCTGCCGCCGTATGTCAGCCCTTAGCGCGTTGCAGGCGATTGCGCCCCAGCGTCCCTCCGTGCCGTCGCGGAACTGGTTGGGGTCGACGTCATTACCGATGCACCCGCTGACGTAGGCCAGTATGTCATGTTCCACGGTAGCGATGTTGACCCGCCTTTCCTTCCAGGGTTGCAGTATCTCCGTTATCCTGCTCATACCTCGCCCCCCTGCCAGTAGTCCGACTCGACGATCTTCCATTTGCGCTTCCGTCCCGTCTCCCGGTGCTCGTAGTAGCGGTAGTCCTTGTCCTCGCCGAGGTACTTGTAGGCGCGTTTGCCGCGCTGTCCACCTAATTTCCCGGAGGCGCGTGCAAGTTCCGGGTTGGCGAAGTACCCGCCTGTACGGGATTTGCGGCCACCGATGGCGCCCAGCTTCTTATAAAAATCAGGATCACGTGCCAGGTTCTTGTCGCGGGCTATCTCGCCGCCAGATTTGGTTCCACCGATGGCTATACCCTCTCTTTCATGTTATCGCTACCCTCCACCCATGACGGCGGCTGCTTCGGGAGCATGGCCTTTATGGCTTGGTCTATACGATCCATATCGTCGGTCATTTGTAGCGCCTCTCGTATTCAGCATGGTCGTCCTCGGCCTTCGTAGGGGGACGCTGTACGGTCTTTGACGCATTGGCGGCCAACTTATCAAGTATGTGCTTGTGAGCCGTCCGGTAACTGTCGGATTGCGCAGACGGAGGTAAGAAAACATCTTTGATTTTCGGTAAAAACTCGGCCTGCTTCTCGGTCGGCTCGATCTCGCCGTTCAAAGCCTGCCAGATGGTGATGCCTGTCTCGGTTGCGATGACTTTCTTACTGCCGTCGGTGAAGAACAAATACGCACTCACTTGCAAGTCTCCTTCTGCCTGCACAGGATGCAGTAATCGACATTGTGGACGGCTGCATGTCCGTAGCCCTGTACGAGTTGTTGCAGGGTCATGGCCTGGCCGCCTGTATGACGCTGTGGAGCCACTCCGGGCTGTAGACCTGTTCCCAGATCGGCATGTCTTCGTTCTTGATGTAGATGGTACGGTTAGGCATAAATTCCTCTGGCATGGTATTGGCGTATGACTGCAGCCTTTTGTTCAATGACGGACTTCTCGATCTCTTTGATTGCTTCAGCTGCCCGTTTATCAATGGCTGCGAAGGTCATCTCGATTGGCTTGAGTTCGTATAAGTCTTTGTTCATACGTATAAGTATACGCATATGGCCGGATAATGCAAGCATAAAGCTTCTACCCCTGTCACAATACATTTTATTTGCCAAGCGGGAGCGCTATGGGTTATTGTTGTAGTAATACGTCTCAAGACTCTGATACTGTCTCGAACGTAGGGTATAAGGAAATGTCCCGGTAAAAGAAAAAAGGCCAGCTCTTACGCTGTGCCTTCTATCTCGGTGACTCTGATACAAGCTCTATTATAACGCTACTGTCACCTTATGCAAATACAATTATCAAAAAAGGTTCTCAGCCCTCATGCAGACAACACTCAATCAGCCCAATCACCTGTACACCACTAGCCTTCTAGGCCGGTGGTTTTTTGTTGCCTCATACAAAACTGAACGGTTTATGTACTCCCAGGCTATGGGCAGGCACCTGTAAGCTAAACGCTACGCCTGCCATTCTTACGGAGTACATAAGATTAACAACCTAGATCGTGTGGAAACGGAACCCAACCACGACTGACATGGAGGTAAGTCTTGCTTACTGGCATGAAGCAGTCCACGGCCTAGCTTGTATCACCCTGATAATTAATGGAGCCTTGACAGACCGCTGCTTTCATTAGTAGTAGGAAGAAGGGTCAGTGTCTAAAAATAAGGAGGTATCATGGGTTCAAAAGAAGGGGCAGAGAAGGCACGCGCCAGGGCATTGGCTAAGAATCCTAATCATTTCAGGGACGCAGGCAGAAACGGCGGACTGAATGGAAATACGGGTGGATTCGCAAACAGCAAGGAGCTGGCAATACGGGCTAGCGCACTTGGACTGGCAGCACGTAGGGCTAAATCGAAGTATCGTAGAGTAGAATAGATACTTATGAAGCAAAACAAATACGTCCATGTGCCGCTCCGTGTCATATCCTGGGGCGAGAAGATGAACAACGTCCGCCTGGCGCAGTCCCAGCGGATCAAGGACGACCATATAGCGAGACAGAACAGGCGCAGGCTCAAGAAGTTGTCACGGAGCAAGCCGGACAATCTGTAAAAAACAAAGATACACTATCGAATTTCCTATTGCAAATTAAAATGCATACGGTTATAGTTCAGCTTAGAGAAGCCTGAGATAAGGTAAGAACAAAGTTAAAAGTTTGATCGAGCTCGCATAGATCAGACTTCTCATACTAAAACAGACATCGGTGGACGGTCGGCATTAGTCTGATGACGTTATAGCCAAACACACAAATTCCGATTCGCAAGATGATGGAAAAACTAAGCCCGGACTCACCTCCGGGCTTTTTCATTGGCATTAAAAGAAGGGGCCAGTCCTGTAAGACATAGCCCCTCAAGTAGCTGGCCGCCCCTCCATGTTGTGCGGGCAGGCGGCCGGGATATTTATGACTCTTATGGGAGTACTTATGGTGAGGAGCTTTGACCCGTATGTTTGGCGTAGTGTTAGCTATGCGCGGATCAACAAGTACAGGGTAGCGCAAAACGCTTGTGGTGTCCAGTAGCCTCCCCCGCCCCACCGGTATCAAGCGAGGTGGGGCACACGGGCGTCCCCTCATGGGGGAGGCATGGGGTAGTATTATACGCCGGTCTTCGTGAGCCGGTTCACCTGACGCTTGTACGAGTCGTGCGAGACGTCCAGCAGGCCGGACTCGCTGGCCATCAGGAATATCGCGGCCTTCCGGCGCTGCGCCTGCTTCTCGGCATAGAGGTTAGTCTCGAACTGGCGGTCGAACTTACGCAGCTTGCCGTCCGCGAACCACTGGCTCAGCTTCTGGCGCGGGGTGGGGAGTTCGTAGGTTACTACAGGCGCTTCTGGGACACGTACAGGCCGTGTGGCTGGCTTTTCGGGCACTACTGGTACATTTACGGGTTTCGCAGCGTCCAGGGCTTGTACGGCCTCTGCGATTGGCTGGACGGATTCGAACGGCCCTGTAATGGTGAAGTCCGATGCTTGCCATTCGGGTTTTATGGTTAGTTCCAGGTCCTGTGCGGGATCAAGGGTTGGTTGTTCTGCTTTTCTACGCATTGTGTTTGTTCCTTGGTTACGTTTGTGTTTTAATCGTACTGTTATATAGTAGCAAATAAACAGGGATATGTCAACCACTAGTTTACTTTAAATACATTTATGATACACTTATAGGGTAACGAAAGGAACATAATGCAGACACCAACCGAGAAGCAGGTCAGGTTACCTATAAACGCCTGGAAGCTAGCCGATAAGGCGAGCACCGCCATGAGCAAGCAGAAGAACTACAAGGTATACACTAACGCCTTAGTAGCTATGGCTATTACTGAATATGTGAACAATCACCCGGAGCTAGGTTTAAAAACAAATGGATAAGACGCCCGTAAAAGGCTACGAAGACATATATTGGATCACTATAGATGGTAGGGTGTTTTCAAAACGCCGGGAACTATCTCCGCAGCTTAATCCACAAACAGGGTATATGACTGTCTATCTAACCAAGGATCATAAATCCAGGACCATGACTGTACATCGGCTAGTAGCACTTACTTTTATACCTATTCGTAAATCAAAGCCACAGGTTAACCATAAGAACAGCATAAAGACTGATAATAGGGTTGAAAATCTGGAGTGGTGTACACACGGTGAGAATATGCAACACTCCTGGAATCATCGACGCAAGGTACTTGATGAGATTATAAAGGCCTATCTACTTAAGGGTAAAGTAACTTAATAGTTGACAAATAGGTTACAGTCGTGATAGTCTTAGTACATCACCAACCGACAGCACAGCAAACGGCGATACGCCAGCAAGCAGTCAACCGGAAGATACCAACACATTAACAATTTATATCGGGATTGCCACTAATAAAAGGAGACAACCCCATGTGCGACGAAAACTCAACCGGATACTGCCTGAGTCACAACGAATGGCACGGTACGGAGGAATAACAAGCCACACCAGCGTATTGCTGGCAACCCCGATATAAAGCACTAACAACTACAGGAGCAGGCCTATGAGCCGAACCAAGCAAGCACTGAGCGAATATATAGACGTCACGGACGGACACCAGGACGAGGATTGGAGCTATAACCTAGATGACTGAGTACCAGAAGTACCTGAGTAGCTGGCTGACCTACGACGACCAGAGCACCTACGAGAAGATACAGGCCAAGCGCCTGAGGAAGTATGAGGAGGCTGAGTAATGAGCTTCTACAGACAGCTCCTGACAGCCCTGGCACTGTCCGACATCATCAAGGCCTCACAGGTCACCATAGACGGCTGCAAATACGAGGTAGAGGCCGTCAGCAAGCCCTACAAGGACGGTTCACGGACAGCAACACTAACACCAATAAAAAAAGGAAACAAATAATATGTACGAAACAAACAGCACTTTTATAGACGACGACGGGAACCGCTACGACCTGACGAGCGACGTCTACAACCCGCAGGCACGCAGCGTCAACGACATGATCCTCGGCGGCATCGCATCGGCCATCAAGGCCGGACGGGCACCATACGAATTCTAGCCAGACACTGAGGCTCACCTATTACAGGGTGGAGCCGATGGGTGTGCCTATAATGACAAGCAGAATGGAGGAGATAATGGCGGATTTGACTAACCAGAGAGGCGCTCAAGCCCGAGCAGACCAAGTCATGCGCGTGGTGAGACTGCATACCGGGAGGAGCCTTGTATGAACAAGTTTGACTTACCTGCACTACTTGCAAAACCAATCGAAAAGGATATGTCCGTGGACAGCTTCGACCCTTGGGAGCCATTCCAGGTTTACGGCTCCTATTCTTCTGAGTTTGACGATATGGCCATACGGGTGCTGACGGATATACAGAATGAGGTATTTAACAATCACAACTTAGCTGATGAGATGTTCCGGGAGATGCTGTGCAACCTTGAGTTCTGTAACTACGGTACAAGTCCACGGGTTTGTTTTGCATCGGGTGAGTTTAAAAAGTTATTACCTGAATATATCGACAAGTGGAAAGAGTATTACAAAGTCCAGTGGGATGAAGAGTACGAGGCTGAGGCGTGAATACCACGATCAAGCCCTCACCCTGCAGAACCTGCGGCTCCCTGTATCATTCAGCCATGTACCACAAACCCAAAGCCCCGATTAAGACCAACGTGCAGCCCCCGAGGGCGCCAAGACCCTGTAAGTGGTGCGGGGTGGCCAACGTGCACCTTGAGTTCCAGTGCCCCCTGCTGCCGAAGACCCCGCTTAAGCAGGTAGGCAAGAGCCACAAGAAGTGGATGCAGACCCGTAAGCAGTGGCTGGAGGTCAACACCTACCCCGTCCATACCTGCCATTACTGCCGGAAGGTGGTGACGACCTCGGAGATGACACTGGACCATAAGGTACCACGCAGCCGGGCACCGGAGCTGCGCTATGACTTCGGCAATCTCGTACCGGCCTGCGCCTCATGCAACGGGTTGAAAGGCTCAGTGGATCATGACCATTACAGGCATGAGTGCCCGGATATCAAGACTGACCATGTAAAGGAGACGACATGATTACTTCAATGAACGGCTCGGGCAAGTGGATAGGCCCGAAGAGATACGAGGCCCTGACAGCCGAGGAAAAGACCAACTGGAACCCCGCATGGAAGGAGTACCGGGAAGAAATCAAACAGGAGATGCAGTACTGCGAGGAGTGCGGCCACGAGACAGGCATGGAGGACGTGGTCACGCGCATACCCATAGGCGAGCCGTACCGCTACTACCAGGCCGGGCCGATGCAGCGCTACTTCTCAAAGAAGCTGCTGGAACAGTCGCAGAACCCCATCACCAACGGCTCGCTGGGTGGTAGCAAGACGATCAGCTTCACTCGCCATAGCCCGCTGGCTAACCCTAATAAGGAGGTTTCACATGGATAAGACAAGCAGAGGGCATGACATGGTGTTGAACTACTCAAATAACAATAGCAGGCCGTCAGATCCGCAATGGGCACCCCTACCCGGTGTAGCAGGGGAGGAGAAACGTGGCGACGTACCTACCCAATTCTAGCCGTCTGAGCCGTAGTCTCTCAAGTTATGCCCTGCTCTTGGTGTCCGGGCTTCCGCCTGTAAATGGCCTGTTATTGAAGAAAGTAGTTGACAAGTAGACTACCATTTGATAGTATAAGGGTAGAGTCAACTAAACAAGGAACAAGAACTATGAACAAAACTCAATACAGCAAGTACCTCAAACTCAACCAGGCAGATAAGAAAGCTTTTATCACTAAAGCAATTAACGCCGGTATGGACAAAGAGCTGATCCACTTCCTGAAGTTCAGCCAGCTTGCTACCAGCAAGAGTGTACAGAACAAAATGTTTAACAGCCTCTCCGTATAGGGGCTGTTTTCATGACTCAATACGCTTGTAGGAATTGCAAAGTTAATTCCCATACAACATTAACTTGTGTGCAAGAACAGATGTTCGGCGTACCTATGCTTGTTTCTTACTATGTTCCTGACGATACGGTTTTGCTTATAGGTAGAAAGAAGCGTCCGTATCACTATTCCCCAATACCGCTACATATTCAGGATGAGCTTATGAATATGTCATTTGATTATACGGATAGATTGATGGGTGTACTTTATCTCAAAGACTCAACGAAAGACAGTTTCATAATGCAGGATATGGAGCTTCAGGAGATACGAGGCCGTATAGAAGCGCTAGATTATCTAGCTAAGCTAATAGAAGAAAGAAGCAAATAGATGGCTTACAACAAAGAAAAAGACGTATCAGCAGGATATATCAGTCCGATGCACCAAGACCTGCTACAGAGCATCATAGAGACTCACAAGCGCACGAAGCGTGGGGAACTCGAATGGCTGATAGAACAGGCCGTTATTAACGAGTGGGGTTATGAACATTACCGGGCGCTTATAGAAGCCCACCAAGCGAGTGCCGCCCTACCCGGTGTAGGGCAAGGAGGCGCTCAGGGCAGTTCGCAGAGTGCAGTGGACGCTTCAGCCCAAGGACATGAGGCCATAACCGGGGATGAGGAGGCACGATAATGGTAAGGCGTAGCGGAGTTTTAACGGGTATCGGTAACTCCGAGCCGGAGTTGATGGACGGCCAGAGTACAGGCGATTCTAAACTCGATAAGGTAATCAACGAGTGTTCCAAAGACTGCTATAACACGTTCTTTAAGGGTACGGAAATGGACTATGAGGGTGTTGACGCTGGGGCTAGTGTGTATGGTATCAAGATTGGTATCGAACCGGCATACTTCGGAGACAACCTCAAGATTGTCAACTTCCTACAGAATAAGACACGATGCAGTTTCGAGACAGGCCACGCCTTCGGCTATTACGGGTCGGGTATACGCTCAACTGTCCGGTTCTATGAACAATACAAGCGTCAGACGAAGTTCACTAAGTTTATAGACAAGTGGCATCCATTACTGTTTCCTAAAGCTGATGACCCGGTTATCACAGCGGCTTGCTGAGACTAAAAAGCCAAGTAGAGGGCGGCAAGAACGCTAATAGGGGCACTTCATATAACAAGAGAGGGATACAACATGAATCACAAACCAATTAAAATCAAAGTAGACCGCCGATTTAAGAACGGCAACATCAAGACTACCGGCAACGAGCTTAGGGGCAATCCCGAGACTATGGAATTAAAGCGGATGGACGTACCACCCGGAGCGCCTATCGAAATGCAGTTAAACCCGCCTATCATCGTATCCAGAGAATTAGGCGTAAAGTTGGCGGCCACTGACAAGAAAGGGGAGCAACCATGACGGACGCGCGAGATGCACGGGCGGAGCTGCGGCAGAGACTACTTGAAGTCTTCGGCATATTCGAAAGCGAATTAGAGTATGGATTGCAGATACCTGTTACGACAACGAAACTAGACACTATCATGCAGCTGTTCGACGCCTACGCCGCCCGCCCGCCCCACACAGGGAGCGGGGACACCGACATATCGCTGTGTGATGGCTGCAACTGCATGACCCATACGATACATAGCGTCGATGATTCGTACAGATGTGCAAAGTGTAAGTACTGGAAGCGGGAGCCGGACAGCCAAGATGTAAACCGAACCGCCCCTACGCCTGACATCGGCAGGAAAGATGTAAAGTATGGCGGGGACACGCCGGACGCGGAGCTGGACAACCAGACCATACCGGGCAACACTACAATGGCCACGGGCAGGCTGAACGCTAACGGCGGCATTGATTTTGACGATGCATCGCCGGACGCGGAGCTGGACGGGATATTATTGACGTTCGCATACACCGAATCACCAGAGGGGATAAGTGACGATGAACTAATCAGCGACGTAAGGGCGAAGCTCCGCGCCCGTGAACGCCGCCTGCTTGCGGAGAGCTTGGAACGGCTGAGGAACGCCCCTAAGCGCGTCATGGCCAGCGACGGGGAGCTTGTCGTGCTGATGTCCGCCATAGACGCCGAACTTGCCCGCATCAGGCAGGGGGAGGGGGAGGGGGCAGCATGAGCAAAGTCATGGCATTCCTGGAACACATCAGCAGTTTCCTTATCGGCATGGGGCTAGCTATGGCTGTTGACCCCTACCGGGATATATGGACACTGCAATTTATCGGTATCATCGTGACTTTTATAGGAATGGAGCTGAGGTATCACAAATGAGCCACCAAACCGCCTTCTGGATACTGGCCGGGCCGCTGATCGTCGGCATGTACGGCTTGGTGGGTGGGCTGGTGTGGTGGATTATTAAGTATTTGAGGGAGAGGTGAAAGCATGGCGACCTGGAAAACCGCCCGGAGCCTGCATAGCTCAGCGGAGGTCAAGTCATACATTAAGCCCGAGTGGCACGGAAGGAACTTGTAATGAACGATGTAGAGAAAAACCCTGCGAACTTCCGAGGTATGCCACTTCATGCGCTAACAGCCGAATATAAAGCAACGCTAGTGCATCTGCACAATCTGGAAACGATAATTAAAGAGGAGTATTTACATGCAAAGTAAGCAGGATATCATCATCAATACCGTTGAGACCGACCCCGACACCGGCGAGATTATAGCCCTGTACTGGCAGAACCAGAAATTCGTACGACAAGTGCAGGGTACCGACTTGGCCACCCCCGACCCAAACAACAAGTAAGCAGCCGTCAAATCCGCAATAATAACCCCGGTGAACCTTAAAGGATAGGAGCATATATGAGCAACATGACAGACACGGAACTACTTAGTTACTACAAGGAACTGGTACACGCCCAGAATGAGACAATCACGGCGTTGAACAAGCTGGTGGACATACTGAATATACAGGTGTCCCAGTCATGACACGCATAGCGCACGACTTGGCCACCCCCGGCCCGGACGGCAATGACCGGCCGTCAGATCCGCAATCCGGCGGCACCGGCGGGGAGCAGGCTATAGACGAACTGGACAAGATAATCATAGATGGTACTACATGGGATATAACGTCACCGTGGCCGAAGTTGATAGTCAAACCCGAGGCCAAAGCCGCCCTGCTGGCGTATGTCGGGCGGGAGGTGGCGGAAGGCCGGATAGACGAATTGGAACGCTACCGGCAGGACTACCGCGATAACCTAGGCAGTGACTGGAACTATGTAGATGACCGCATAGCCGAACTGCGCCGGGCAGTGCCGGAGGGGGAGGCGTGAGCAGGTTTTCATTGCTCACCGAATGGGAGACCCACCGGATAGCCATGACGTATGCCTTGGTGGCGACAGGTTGCCTGTGCCTCTTCTGGCTGGCCTGGATAGACCCCCGCTACGGAGACATGATGATAGCCGCCCTGGAGAACGCCGGGGCTGACGTGGACGCATTACACGCTGAAGCCCGCAGGCGTGACGGGAAGCGGTCAGACGAGGGCTAGGGTGCCCGTACTGCGGGCGTGCCGAATCTTCGTCTTATAACAGTCCTCGATGTAGTCGCGGACGAAGTAGGCCTGGGTAGGGGTGTTGTGTTCGTTCATAAAGCAAATTATATACACCATAAACTGTACGTCTGTGGAAATATTCATAAGGAGTATGTAGAATGGATAAAGAATTTATGAAACTGCCGATAACCCCGATGGGCAAGCCCCGTATGACACAGAGGGACGTCTGGAAGAAGCGTGACGTCGTGGTGCGCTACCGTGACTTCTGCGACGAGCTGAACCTCCGCCTGCCCCGCTATGAACTACCGGCTGAACTGACGATCAGCTTCGGTCTGCCCATGCCGAAGTCCTGGAGCGCCAAGAAGCGGGAGACCATGCGTATGATGCCCCACGACGGCAAGCCGGACATCGACAACCTGCTCAAGGCCTTCATGGACGCCTTCAAGACTGAGGACAAGCATGTCTATAAGGTGATAGCCACCAAGTACTGGAGTGAGTCGGGGTTCATCAGCCTGCCTGATGTAATTGACCACGACAAATAAGCCGTTCACCCCGGCTGTAACTAAGGCCTGTCTCTTCTATTCCCCCACGGATGTCAAACCGTAGCTTTACCTGTATCAGTACCGGCTCTTTATTGTATCCAGACCTCTGATATAGGCGGCCGGGTGAAAAGGATCAACCGATTCTACCAACCAAAATGAGATGTTAAGGAGCGACACAGTACAAAGGCCGGGATTCGCAACCCCTCCCCGGCAAGGGAGTCCGGTATCATTCCCTAAGCGCTAGGGCGTTTGGCGGCTGATTGGGGTTCTTCCCCCCTGACGTGCCCGCCCGAGGCTGATACTGCCTACCTTGGTCGTCACTTGCGCTTGACTCATAGAAAATCACGATGTACTATTCATACATCGAGACATACAAGCGGCAGCTCCTACGGGAGCTGTTTTGCTGTCTATGCGACTGTATCTAAGTAGGCTTTCGAGACATACCTAGATAATCGCTACTATACAGCTCCCGCTTACAGGCTGCAACCCCCTCCCCTGCCGACAGGTGGTATACTGCCCTCATAATGCTTAGATTCGCCCTCGTGGCTTTAATAATCATCTGCGCCCTGATGCTCAGCTACGCCGTGGTGGAGGGGCGGTGGGTGGTCTGCGTCATCTACCTGGCAGTCTGTGTGTTCCTGTACAACAAGCTTGAGAGGGACGTTTATAAGTAGGACTATAGGTCGTATACATTATTTTGAACAAAGGAAAACCCGCCTGTTACGGCGGGTCTTATGGTGACCGTCTCCAGTACCAGTATATCAGCTGTTGCTGCGCCAGCCGCTGAAGAACGCCGCGGCTCCGGCCAGTAAGGCGAGTATCAGGGCAAAGCGCTGAAGTATGGCACCGATACCGGCAACTACCGGGATCAGGTTCAGTATATAGGCGATGACCAGTATCACGATGAAGACAATTACTCCCGTGAGTATGGCACGGACGAGGGCACCGAGTACGCCAGAAGGGAATTGCATTACGCCCCTACCCCGCGCGTCCAGCGCACATTGAGGCTGAACACCTCGCTCACCTGCTCGACCCACAGCACGCGGTCGCCCACGTTGTGCTCGAAGCGCTGTACCGGTTCGATGACTATCTTTTCCGTTGTGCCATCGTTGATCCTGAAGTTCTGCATATTTGTTTCCTTTCGTTAGATGATGTAGCTACCTATCACTATACACCCTTTCCCCTGTATACATTAATTATATGTAATATTTATATTGACAATCTTTTCTATTATCTATACTATTGATACATCAACAGTAGTAAGGAGGTGGGATATGGACAGGATACGCAAGATGACGAACAGGATCAAGCCGGGGCAGCATAAGGTTGACATGAACGGTTTCATTACTTGGTATGAGAAGCAGGATAATTAAGTTGAATAGGATAGATAGGCTCTTCCATAAGATAGAGGGGTTGATAGACCGCCATGTACCTGAGAGCCACACAGAGCGCCCTGAGTGCGTCGGAACCATACTCTGCGAGCGTACAGGCTGTCGGCACCGTAAGTCGTGCCACGGCAAGCCATTAGGGCTAAAATGGTAGGATTACGTTACTTAGTGAAATGGCTGCGCACCAAGCGCGTCAGGAAGGAAACCTATTATGGAAAAGGAAAGGACAAACTATGAGTGCCACCCGAAGTACGAGCGCTAACCCGAAAGGCCTGAGCCTCGATGAGCTATTGATGAATATACTGGAGACCCGCAACGCACACCTGCCGAACGTGCGGAAGAACATGGTGAAAAGAATCAAGGCGGTGTATGAGCACGACAGGCTGAAGCGGCTGCAGTTCGAGCAGCCACGCAAGACACTGGAGTATTTGAACAAGGGAAGTCAGGTAATGACCGGCCAGGAGTTCGCAGACCGCATGGAAGCCGAGCTGAAGGCCTACCCGTCAGATGAGCCGTACCCGACCTATGTACATGAGGTGATACGGAGAGCGGCAGGGCTGGACACATGAACCAGATGCCAAGATGGTACCGTAGGCAGGAACTGGAGCATAAGCTGAAAGGTGTGCTAAGTAATCCGTACAGTGACATCTCACACGTACAGGCAGCCCGTAAGGCGGTTGATGAAACCCTGGCTAAACAGGACCGGGATTACGAAAACCGGCAGATGAAACTCACTAACAGGTATAAGGATTTACTCAAATGACTGACAAAGCCTACGACCCTAACCCGTCCAGCGAAGCCAATAATTCACACCACAGCGGGGGCTACCGCTCCGAGGAGGAGATGTATGAGGATTACTTCGGGAAGGGGATAGCTGATCCGGATTTCAGGGGCTACCCGGCCGAGAAAGGAGAAAATTGTGAAGAAGATTAGCCTTACTCAAAATCAGTTTACTTTAGTAGATGACGAAGATTACGAATACCTATCCCAGTGGAAATGGTGCGCTCATAGACAATCACACCGAGCCGGTAAACAGTTTAATGCAGTACGCAACACCGTGATTAACAGGAAACATACGACTATACTCATGCACCGTTTAATCATGAAACCTCCGGCAGGTACTATCATCGACCATAAAGACGGCAACCCTCTTAACAACCAGAAAAACAATTTACGGTTTGCCACCCATTCAACAAATGGAGCTAACACCGGTTTGAGACGAAACAATAAGTCAGGCTACAAAGGTGTTCATTGGTGTAATCTAACAAATAAATGGTGCGCCCAAATTAGAGTCAAAGGTCAGAGCATAAATCTAGGGAGATTCATAGATATAACAGACGCAGTAGAAGCCTATAATACGGCGGCTTTAAAACATTACGGGGAATTCGCATATGTCACGCTCGAATCCGACACGGACTGATGAGGATAAGCCGAAGAAAAAGTACTGGATTGGCTATGATTACGAACCGCCTGTACTGCAATCCGAGGAACCGGTGCATTGGTACACGGCGTACCAACTGGGCTACAGGGCGACAGCGTGGCCGAAACGTGATATAGAGATAGATGACGACAGATACAATTTAGTTGAGAAGGAATAGCATGATAACCATAGACAAACCAAGCATATACCTCATGTGGGGTGACGAGCTTGTACAGGTAGTCGGCATATCGGAGGGGAAAGTCATACACATGCAGACCACGCATAAGTGTGAAAAATGCGGGACACCCTATACTCATGAATACAGCTTCACAGAAGATAGCCCTTACTTCCAGGAAATGGCCCGGCCAGTTAAGACAATTAAGGAGACACAATCATGAACGGACAGAGCGATATAGACATCAACGTGATCCAGCCGTACTGGCAGGACGTCGTAAGCAAGGGAGGGATATTCAATGTTTGACAAGGCTGAGTACTGGAAGAACCGGAAGGCCGGTAAACGGGGGCAGGGCGTAGCGTTCAACCCAATCGGTGGTTATGCCACCACAGTCACCAAACCAGTAAGTAAAAAGGCACTGCTTAAGAACACGAAGCGGGCTAGAAAGGCACAGAATGTCTAGGTCATCGCCCACATTACAAAAACCCAGTTCACGGTACTTCGAGTACAAGGCCGAGAAGGGCATACTCCAGTACTACGACAAGGACAAGGCACAGACCTTTGAGGTGCCGTTCCCGTTCGAGTTCCTGGTACTGGACGAGCTGAACACCATCACCGGCTATTCCAAGCCCCACCGGGGAAGCCACTACAGCAACGAGGTGCGCAACTCCACCAAGGAGCCGTTCACGATCATGCTGAAGGGCCAGCAGGTCTACCACGGCCTGTACAAGAACGAGCAGAAGGTCGTGCAGGTGCCCCGTGCGGCAACCTACACGAAGTCAATCTATGTCGCCTATAAGGACGGTTCTGACTGGCACATCGGCAACCTCAAGCTGTCGGGCTCAAGCATGAGCGCCTGGATAGAGTTCACCCAGCACCTGAAGGTACAGGACGCCGGCAAGGTCATCATGACCAAGGGCGAGAAGGTCGAGGGTGAGAAGGGCGACTACTACCCTGCCGGGTTCAGGTACGTCCGTGAGACCACCGACGAAGAGGACAAGATGGCCTGGAAGCTCGACGAGGTGCTGCAGACCTACCTGAAGCAGTACTTCGCCAACCAGGGGACACCAGACGAGGAGCAGGTACCTGAGATGGATTCGGACACCCATACCACCACCGACGACCGCCTGCCGGAGATCATCGCAGGCTCACCGACCCGGAGGGCTGATGCCAGTAAACAGGTTGCAGCCAAGGACTATCCGGACGACTCACAGGAGGCATACCAGCGTGCAGCCGTAGACGAGGTGTTCTTCAACGACGAGCCATTACCGGATTTGCCACCGGAGATGCGGTAATGCCCTTCAAGAAGCGCAGCCCCGACGACCACCCCCTACGCTGGGGGGAGGCCGAGCTTGCCTATATGGTGGACAGGCTGAAGCGCCCTGACGGCACCATAGCCAACGTGGCCACCATCTACCGCCTGATGGGGTATGACGGGCCGGTCAGCATGAGCTTCAAGGTGCGGGTGGAGAAGCTGAAGAAGGCGGATACATGATAGACGGCGGAATCTATGAAGCCTGCCTGCTTGAGCAGGGCGAGCGACTGGGGATCATACCCGTGGTCAGCGAGTGTACGTGTAGTGGCATGTGCGATGCCGACGATGCATTTATGCAGGTATGTGACTGCACGGCCGAGCCTGATATCGGGAGCTGGTCATGCTCCATGTGCGGCCAGCCCTACCGCCGCTTGCAATCATAACCGTTTTCCTGTATAGGTAGGGACAGCGTAAGCTAACACAAAAAACCAAACAAAAAAGGAATCACCATGGCTCAAAAAATAGCTATCTTCTACAAAGCCCGGCAGGACGCCATCGCGGTACGGCGCTTCTTGACGACTAACCACACGGAACCGCACCTGCTGTAGCATTAAGTAGCTATAAGCGGTATAATCCATCTTATATGAAACAATTGCCCAAACTCCCCAAATTACCAAAGTTAAGTAAACGTGTCCTGATCGGACTGGCCATAGCCCTGGCGCTCCTCGTACTGTTCAGCGTAGCCGTGGCCTCACAAGTCAAGGCTGAGCGCTCACAGAAGGCTCAGGAGCAGGCTAGAGTCCTAGGCGAGCAGCAGAAGATTGACGAGCTGAAGACGCGCCTGATGGCGGCTGAGACACGCGCCAGCGCAGCCACAGACCGCTCGGAGCAGATTTGTTCCTGGGTTCGCTCCGTAGCCTATGACCGGGCAGGCCGCAAAGTCAGCCCACCGCTCTGCACTCCCGCTAAGCAGTAGGGGACTACTTGTATGGACTACGTTGACGTCATACTCAGAACGCCGTATTACACCTATCAGCTACTGGTAGGTGTTTTCACTTTCACCGTCGGCTTGCCTTGGCCCCCGGCTACGCAGATATTCGGGTCGGCCGTGGTATTCATACTCCTGTACCCGCTGAAGCTCGTCATGGGGCTGATACTGCCTGAGAAGGCCATCAAGCGCCGGGTGTATCGGCGCAGGGGCAAGCTGGAGCCGACTAGCGCCGAGCACAGCGCCGGGGCAAGTGCCGTCGGCTCAATCTTCCACTAGTCCTGTCGGCGCCACATGGTAGCGTCTACCTGCCGTGGCTGTGCCTGTATACGGGTGGTGACAGGAGTGGGAACCTCCGTGGGTAACGGATTTGACACTTCTGTAACCGGGGTGTCTACTATGCCGTCTATCAGCTGGTCAGTGATGTGTATCTTACTGGCCCGGCGTTTTGCCAAGTACTGCTTAGCGCCCTTGGAGAAGGCGTAGAGTCCGGTAGCGAATACGATGACATCTGACCAGTGGTTACCGAAGAATGACAGGAACATCGCGGGATCGACACCGAAACCGACGACCAAGCCGACAAATGCCCCGATATTAAGGACAACCGAATAGAACCATAGGTTCAGGGTAATCACCCAGTCCTCAAGCTTATCAAGATGTTTCCTTAACTGCCTGCGCTTCACCCAGGAGATGATGCCGACCAGTACCCCGGAAGCACCCAGTATCGCCCCGAATGTGTACCACTGCTGGGCGGTGACGGCACCGAGCCATATATGCCAGTAGCTGATTAATGCCTGTAACTTGTCCATGGTTAGCTCACCTTATCCTTCCTCTTAGTTGCCCCTGCCTTGAAACCGTCGATGACCTTCCGGGTGTTGATGCGCTTGACCGTCTTGGCCGTGACGTCCGCGATCTGCACGTATGTCTCCTTGAAACGTCCACCGAAATCTATCATCAGCTCCGTGATGTCCTCGATGTCGAACTTGCCGTTGCCGAGGTGCGTCACTGGCTCCGGCACCGTCTTCTGCTCCTGTACGGGCTTCAGCATCGACATGGGCAGCGCGTAGTAGCGTCCTGACTTATGCAGCACCTCGTCCTGGGCGTAGGTAGTCCGTCCGTCCGGGCCTACGAAGGTGGTGACCAGCTGCATCTCTATGCCGGGGTCGAGTTCGAGCACCTGCGGCTCCTTGCCGTCCAGTGCCTTGATCTTCACCCGGACGCTGTTGGAACTCCTGTAGGCAACAGGGGTGTAGGCGGTGTTGAACGGGCTGATGACGATGGGGTGCCACTGCCTGAGCACGGCGGGTACGTCAGTTGGTATGTCACGGGCAGCCTCTTTGATAACCTTCTCAAGCCGGGGCGGCAGTTCCTCTATAGGGGCGGGCTTGGGTGGCTCCGGTAGCACGTTGTCGTCGATGTTCACCCACTGGAAGCGGTCGTGCATGTTGTGGTCGCTGAGGTTATAGGCCTTCTCGCGCTCCGCGATGACGTAGTAGCCCTCGGGGTCGCTGGACGGCTCCAGGGGCTTGGCGGTGCCGTTATGCATCAGGGCGGCGGTGGCGGTCTCGAAGGCCATGACGGTGGTTATAAGCTTGTAGCGCTTGGCGGGCTTGTATTCGACCGGTTTGGCCGGGGGAGCCGGTACGGGGGGCGTGTAGTCCTCGCAGTCGGCCACGTTGATGCCGCCGAGGTCATTCCCATCTACTAAATAATAGCTGTGGCCGTTGTCGTGGCTCAGCTGCATGGTGACGGTGAAGATGCGGCCGGGGTGGATCGGCTCTACCGGGCGACTTGCCATGTCCTCGAAGGTGCGGCGCTTGACGTCCCATCTGTTGGACTGTTTATTGATTCGTATCTGACGCGCGGGGAAGAAGGTCGCGGCGATGCGGAAGGGGTCGGGGAGGATAGGAGGGGGAGGGGGTGCGATAACGATAGGTTGCAGTACCCCGGCGATGCGGGAGCGCTTCAGCCTGCGGACACCGACCTCGTTGCGGTGGCTGCCGTCAGGGTGCGCCAGCCCGTCAGCGCCGCCGTAGCCGTTCTGTTCCAGTATCTCGACGTTGCTGCCGTCGATCCAGCCGGTGGCGACGCCGATATGGCCGTCGCCCTGGTAGTCGTCGCGTCCGGAGGTCTTGAATATGACGATGTCGCCCTTCACGGGGTTGTCTATCTGCTGGCGCCTGAAGCGCTGGAGCAGGGGGGCGCTGGTACCCGTCCAGTAGTCGATGGCGTTGCCGCGTACCCCGGAGCTGATGCCGTAGCACTCGCGCAGGTACTGCAGTATCAGATCAACGCACTGGCTGCCGAATACCCCGTCGTAGTTGACTGAACGTCCCTGCCAGTCGTGCCTGAAAGTGTCGAATGTCTTCATAACTCTTATGCTGTTAGTGTATCACAAACGCGTCCATGTAGTGTGCGGCCACGAAGCAGAGCGCTAGTAGGGGGTAGAGCGTCAGTATGGGGTGTGCCCGTACGGTATCCATCAGCCTGCTCATGGCTGGGCTACCAGCAGTCCCCACCAGAAGGTTTCTGTAGCCACGGCGGCGCTGGCGGTGTTGCTGACTGCCCGGAGCTTGATGGTGTGCGCCCCGGCCGTGAGGGTGAGGCGCTGCGACTTGGAGATGGCGATGTAGACGTTCTTGCCCGCGCCGAGGGCGTCAGTCCGGGTGTAGGCGGCGGCCCCGGTGTCCACCGTGTCCAGGTTGACCAGTATCTGGGCGTCCACCGCCCCGGCCGTGCCGTTGACCTGAAGGGTCGCCCCGTAGGTGATGATCAGGTAGCTGGCGACGTCGCAGGTGAAGGTGACAGAGGACGAGCCGACGTCGCCGGTGGTGGTGGGTATCGGGTTGACGGTCAGGCCGGAGGCGCCCAGCGTGGTCAGCTGGGCCTTGCGCGAGGTGACGGCCTTGTCGGCTACCTTGGCTACCGTGACGCCACTGTCAGCCAGCTTGGCGCCGTCGATGGCCGCACCGGCCTTGATGTTGTTGTTGTCGATGTTGCCGTTGAACTCGTTGGCGAGCGTCGTCAGCGGTGTGTTGTAGTCCGCGACCTCGCCGGTGGTACCGTCAGAGGGCAATGTGAGGGAGACTGTGCCCATTTAGTTGTTTCCTTCCATTTATCTGTAACCTTGTGAACGCATCATGGCCCCGGCGAGGTCGGTGGGTTCCTCTTCCTGGGAACCGGCGCCGTTCTGCCGGATATTGCCTTGGGCGTGGGCGATGCGCTGGCGTATCCTGACCCACTTGTCCGCCCGCAGCGCCGGGCTGTCGGTTATCTTCGGGAGCATGTTGCCGTATATCTTGGCGTCGCCTTCCGATATGACACCAGTCTCACCAAGGGCACGGGCGAGGGTGGTCACACTGCCGGAAGCCATGTCGTTATAGCCCTTGGCATTGTCACTAAGGTTATGACGTCCCAGGAAGTCAGCGATACCGCCTCCGACCTTGCCTGAGCCTGCAACGGAGTCAAGCTGCTGCTGGAGCTGGTCGATAGCAAAGCTACCGTTACTCATCTGGTTCATGGCCTTCTGGGTATCGGCGTTCATACCTTCGCCCTCTTCCAGTTCGGGGTCGAATATCTCGGCCAGCTTCTGATAATAGGCGATGTATTCACCGGCGTTCTTCGGGTCACGTTGTATATCGGCCAGCAGGTTGTCCTTGCTGTATGGCATTGACTCTTGCTGTCCCATGTCTTCCGGCTGTGCATACGGGTTAAGCGGGTTAGGGCCTTCGCTACCGCTCAGTAAGGCTTGTTCCAGACTGGCAGGTGCATTGCCTTGGCTCATATCCGTTTCCATACCCTGCGGCTCCCCTACCATACCAGCGGCCAGCATCGGGTTAGCGCCGCGCATACCGAAGGTTGCCGCGCCGCCTGCCTCAACGCCGCCTGCTAGGCCAAGGCGACCAGCTATGGCCTTGTTGCCGGGTGTGGCGAGTGGGGTATCTGCCGTACTGCCTGCCTTCCGCAGTGCTTGCCCAGCGACGCGTGAAGCCGGGTTCTTAAGCGTAGCCGCTCCGAGGGCTGCCAGTGGTCCCGCGATGCCTCCTTGTCCGCCGGACTCCAGCCAGTTGCCGAACCGTCCGCCAGCCGTCATGCTGTTTATCTCGCCTTCGTCTATCATCTTGCTGACGTTGACGAACGGCGCCATCGTGGAACGCAACGAGCCGATGTCTTTCGACTGCATGACATCGTCATCTACGAACTTCTGCCACTTCGTATCCTTCGGTTTGAGATTGACCAGATGCTCGCGTAGTTCGGGAGTCAGGACGGTGGCGAGGTTGGCATTGCCCCCGGCTGTGGTATAGAGCTGCTCCTGTAACTCGTTACGGACGCGCAGCAGTGCCTTGGCCTTATCTTCGCGTACCGGGTCGGCCATCTTGTAGTTGCCGCCCTTGCCCCGCAGATCAGCCGCCCGCTGCTCGAGTGACTTCATGACGCCCAGTACCTGCTTCGGGTCGGCGTCCGCACCCTTGCCGAGCCGTCCCATTTGAGCCTTGACGATGGCGCTGACGCTCTTGGCGTCGTTCTCGACCAGCCCGATATCATCAAGTGCGTCCTGTAGTACCTTCGGTATGTTGCCTGTCGGTACCCGTCCGGCTCCGCCCGTAGCCTTGAGCACGGCTTGGTTTATGATGCCGTCCGAACCAGTGACTGCCATGGACAGGCGTTCGGCGTCCTGCGGCTTGATGATGCCGAAATTGGCAAGCTTGCCGATAGTCTCGATGGGATCGGTCTCACGGGCGACATTCTTGCCCAGGGTACCGTACTGGCTGGCAAGCATATTGTTACCGGCGTTCATCATCTTGCCGCTGGCGCTGGTCTTGAGAGGTGCCTTTGCGCTCTGCTGGCCTGCTTCTACAAGGGCGCTCTCCAGTGTCTTGGTACCGCCCTTGGCGGCCAGTGCGGCCGTGCCTCCTTTGGCGAGCTTGGCGATGTTGCCGACGCCGGGAGCCAGCAGGCCTGACCACGCGCCTTCCTCGAACGCATCGCCAGGGCGCCATTCATTATCCCGTACCTTGTTTTCGACCAGTCGGCCGCCGGTACCTCCGGCGAAGCCGCCTATACCGGCACCTATCAGCCCGCCGATGGCGGTACCGACTACCGGGACGACCGAGCCGATGGCTGCACCCGCCGCCGCACCGCCTGCGGCACCCGCGAACCCGCCGCCCTCGGAGATAAGGCTGGATATATAGCTCTGGTTACCACTGCCCTTCTTACCCTTGGCACCCGGTTTCGGCTTGGTAGTAGGGCCTATCTTAAAGGCCGGAGCGTCGAAACCGCCGAAGAAGTTATTATCCACTTAAGACCCCCAGAATATCGGCGCGTAGGCCTGTTTAATACGTGCGTCATACTGTGCGTTGCCCTTGCCGAACATCGTATCCCCCTTCAGCTGGTTATAGAGCTGCTGGGCGTACTTGTCGCCGTTCTGCCCCATCGTGTACAGGACGCTGCCGATAGGCTGGCCGGACACCTGGGCGAACTTGGCGGCACTGATCGGCTTGCCTGCCTGGTCGGTGAAGTTATACCCGCCGTTCTGGCGCTTGTTGGCGCTTACCAGCGGAGCCTCGGGCTTCTGGGGTGTGCTTGGAGGCGTGAAGTTAGGCACGGCGAAGCTGGCGGCCGATTGCCGTGCCGCCTCACGGAGCCGGTTCTGCTCCTGCTCCCGCTGGTGTGCCATGTTCACATCGAACTGCCTGCGTCCTTCGAACAGCTGGTCCTCGTTCTGCTTCAGCTGATGGCCGAAGCTGTTGCGCTTCTCGTAAATCTGGTTGATCGCGTCATCGAGGGAGCGTGACTGCTCCTGCCCGCTGGTGCGGAGGCGGGCCAGAGCGGGCATGTATTCGGTCGCGCTGTACTTTGCCTGTTCGCCGAGGGGTATGCCGCCTGCCGCCACACCCCGTCGCCTGGCTCCGAGTAGTATGTCCTCGTAGGCCTTTCCCTGCTTGGCCTGTAGTCCGGCCTCCTCGGCCTGTAGCTGTCCGGGCAGGGCGGCACGGCGCTGCTCTATGGAGTTTATCTGGGGCTGGTACGTGCCGTTAAGCTCCTGAATGATTTGATCAAGTGAACGTGCGCTAGGTTGCATCTATAGTGTCCTGTCGGCGTTAGCCATATTAATAGCATGATACCACATAAGCGGGATACTCATCATATCTGCACCGATTCCTGTAGCATGAAGTACTTGAAATACCGTGTGGCGGCAACTACTGCCGTAGATGAAGCAGCCGTCAACATAAGTTCTGATTCTGTAACAGTATAAGTAAAATATGACCCGAACTCTAAGGTAGAACCACTGGTATTGATATTATCGAAAGAAGGTAATGCTGCATATACGACACCAGTAGCATCTGTAAGGTATACCAGGGCAGCGGGTATATAACCCAGATTATGCTCTACGACGGCATAGGCATTACTACCGACTGTCGGTAGTAATGCGACAGTCCCTGACAGCACGACCTTCAGGGTATTCTGGTTGCTGTTGAACGACAGTGTATTGTTACCCGCCGTCACGACGTCCACACCAGCCGGGGAAGTCCTCAGCCCGTCCTTGTCGAGTATCACGCGGCGGATACCCGTCTCGTCCTTGAATATCTTCGTTACCTCCTGGTTCTTGAGTTCCAGTATGTTGGCGTTGACGTCATTGACCACCGTACTTAGGTCGGAGCCGCCGCCGAGTAGCCTGAAGGCCATCTAGCGCAGCCTCCTGGACTGAATTACCAGCGTATGGCCCAGGAATTTCTGCGGCTGGCGGGCGGCGTAGTGCTTGTAGCCGATGGCGATGCGGCGGTATTCGCCGGGCACGTAGGACTGTGCCTGCACCTCGGCCGATGCGCCCCAGGTGAAGCTGCCCCAGACCATGCTGCCGTCGCCCCAGATACTGCCGGTGCCCTGGATGCCGGGGAAGATATGGCCCGTCCAGTTACCGCGCAGGTCATAGGCGTACTGGCACTCGATGACGTAGTTGCCGCTCTGCGCCGCGAACCGGGGCTGCCAGTTGCGTATCTCCTTGAGTACGGCAGGGGAGGTGAAGGTGAAGTAATGCGTCCGCAGCAGGAAGTTGATGTCGCCGCCGAGGTTGCAGTAGTCGTTGCTGTCCTTCTCCTGCCAGTAGGCCTGCCCGATGATCGAACTGCCGACCAGCAGGTCATCATCGTCCTGGAAGCCGGAGACGGCGTGGGAGACGTAGGCACCGGTGTCATGGCTCTCCACGGTGTCGGACTCGCTCTTGTAGTTGAGGTTCCAGACGTAGCAGGAGTCGTTGTAAGCCGACCCGGCCGAACGGTACCACAGGTACAGCCGTCCCTTGCTGACGGCCAGCACGGCGTCGTCCTTGTTGGTCAGGCTGCGGATCGTCTCATAGATGCTCTCGCTGATGAGTTCCGGCTGGGTGCCGTTGCTGCGGTAGACGCCGTCATTGCTCAGGAAGTAGTTGTAGTTCTTGTCCATGACCGAGGTCTTCGGCGTATAGGTGCCCTTCTGGTCCGGCGCTTCATCAAGGCGGAACGTAGCGCTGTCCTCGCCGGACAGTATGAAACACCTGTTAAGCGTCCGCAGCAGCAGGTAGCCGTTCAGGCTGGACATACTGGCTACGGGGTCGCCGGTCTTCGGTACCGGCACCAGGACATTGTCGGTGCTGGTGAACACCTCGTACTCCAGGTAGTTGCTGTAATCGACGCTGGCGCCGTCATCAGCCCGCTTCAGGAACATCAGCCCCTTATGGGTCGTGAGGTCGGTGTAGTTCGTTGCGTTTACCTGTGACTCGGTTACGAAGTCCCACTTGCGGTAGCCGTCATGCCCGTTGACGTAGTAGACGACGTCGTTGGCGATCTGGAACCGGTACAGGGTGGCATTGGCCGATAACCCTGTCTTGATGGTTGTCAGTGCCCCGGTGACCTCATGCACGCTGTACAGGGTCGTCCCGGCCGCCATCAGGGTCACTTTGGTGCCGTCCGACTTGTACGCCCGGTACAGACCCTTCACGGGCGCGTCAGTGGCATAGTACTGCTTGAAGTTGAGGGCGTATCCGGCCGCTGTCCAGGTACTGCCGGAGTCGGTGGATACCAGTGCGTCGCTGCCGCTGCTGGTACTGCTCCATTTATAGCTGCCGCTGCCCGTGTTCTGGACGTAGGCGACTATCCAGTAATCGGTGGTGACCGCCAGTGCCGGGGCGGAGGCGTAGCGCGTCTCCAGATAGGCGTAGGCAGCGGTCAGCGAACTGTTGGCCAGCGAGGTGCGGGCAAGCATCGCGCCCGGCTTGCCGGATACGTTGCTCCACAGCTCCACCAGTACGGTGCCCGATGCCCCGGCGTCGTTCTTGAGGCGCAGGTCGAGGCGCGGCAGGCGTCCGGCCGCTGTGGTCGTGATCTTCTGGGCCAGCCTGGTAGTGGTGCTGAACGACCTGTCCGCCGTACCGGTGACGCTCTCCTGGTTGTCGTCCTTCGTCTCACCGACCGCTACCGAGTGGAAGTCGAAGCCCTTGCGGGTATCGTACTCGCCGAGCGTCACGATGCGGGCGTCCTGCGCCAGCCGCCACTTGTTGGTGCCGCCGCTGCGTACCGGGAACTTGTCATTTGATACGAAGTTGTCGAAGCCGTGGCTGTAGTCGTTCATCTCCAGGGTCTGGCTGGGGCTGGACACGCGGGGGATCGGCTTGGGGCGTACCGAGTACTTGGCCCGTCCCATCTATCCTGTCCGCCTGTGTATGGTGTCGAGGCCTGCGCTGTAGCGGCCGCGCCTGTTTATCCCCATGGTGTGCGGCGTGCCGGTCTGGGTCTGGCTGTAGCGTGACACCAGCTTCTGGAGCAGCTCGTCGTACTTGTTCTCCAGTATGCCCGCCTGGTCGTAGTTGTCCTTGACCTGCATGATGCGGTAGGACGCGCCGACGACGATCAGCTCCTCGAACTCGCTCGGCAGACTGGGTATGTCGGCATTGGCCGACAGCAGGGCAGGGCGCTTGTAGTAGCGCAGGGTGAAGGTGTAGGCGGCGTTAGGGGTCGGGAAGACGCGTATGGTGTCGGCGTACTTGTACCAGTACTCGGGCTGTCCGGCCGGGTGGGCGGTCGTGTCATCGCTGTCCGGGTAGATACCGGCAATCTGGTCGGCGTCGCGGTACGGCAGGCGGCGCTCCTGCCCCTGCGTGGTGATGATAAGGTCGATTGCCTGGACGTAGTCAATTGGCAAGGTAGCCACGCCGTAGATGTCGCTGTCCAGCGCCGTCATGGTGCCGTTGCTGGTCGTCTCCATGAACGGCAGGCGGTACTCGTTGTAGACGTCGTTTACGGTATCGTTTACGTACTGTATGGTCTCAGAGGAGGAATAGCTGGTGTCGCGTATACGCAGACGCACCCTGCTGGCAATATCACCAAGTATGTAGCTCATTCATGCTTCCGTGTAGGTTGTTGATAGCCCGGTTATGCACATCATAGCATACTGCTTGTGTGGTGGGTACCGATGGGTAGCCGCCCCTACCGTGACCGTCAGCTTGGGATACCGTATGTCATTCAGCTGCATGTACAGCGCGGCCGAGGCGATGAGCACGCCAAATATGATGAGCAGCGTCTTCACGACCGCCTGTTCATCATTCCCGCCAGCGTCCAGAGGGTGCAGAGGGCGATGATTGCCAGCAGGAATATGCCTGCCATGACGGCAAACGTCCAGCCTACTAGGTAGAGCAGGGTTTGGGTCACGCCTTAGATTTCTCCTTGCTCGGGGTGGCTACCAGTTCCTGTAATACCGCCACGGCCTGCTGTACGGCGACGTGGTCGGCACGGGAGAGCTGGACGCTGGCGCAGACGTTGTCGAGGAGCTGTACGGCTTGTGATGGTGAGGGTTGTGGGGGTTGTTGGTTCTGCATATGTGAGTCTCCTGTTATGTTATCTGGTTTCCGTCTGGTGCGGTTACGGCTGTGACAGCCTGTGAGGCCTTCCAGTCCTGTATGTCATTGAGTACCAGCGCCTTGATGCGCTTCTTGACCGATTGTACCTGTGTCTCCGGATTGGCGCTGGTCGTGCCGTCGGGGTTGGTGATGGTGGCCTGGTAGCCGGATTTGAAGCGTGCGGCCGCCACTGCATCAGGCGCTATTACGTCCGATACGGTTAATGTGATGCTTACTGGCATTGTGTTATGTCTCCATTAGTTAAAATACTTTAGTTCAGCGGCATGGCGCACATTAGCCGCTTCTTCAAGAGTCGAATAGCAACCTAATGACAACTTCTTGCCGTCTACAGTAATACGAGCATGGTAGTTATCATAACCGGAACGATAAGATACGCCTTTAATGCCGGTGGTACTAGTCACCCGCAGGCGCTGGTTTCGTTGCTGTTCGGTGCGGGTTGACCACTTGCAGTTATCAGGTGAATAGCCCTTGTCGTTGTCCCTACGGTCGAGTGTGTAAGCAGGGGAGGGCTTGTCTCCCATGTCTTTAATAAAACGCAGGAAGCCGTCGATACTGTCCCATCGTTCGCATACGGTGATGCCCCTGCCGCCATAATCCTCGTACTGTTTAGCTCCCGGGTAATTGCAGCGCTGTAGCATATTTCGATACGTCAGATATAGTTGATGGTCAGTTTTACCACCCCTAGACACCTGAGTAGGTTCCAATGAGCCATGGCGCTTCTGGCGTAGGTAGTGGGTATTGCAGTAACCTTTGGCTAGATGCGGCAGTTCGCAGTCCGTGACGGTACAGGATATAATCATGATGCGCCCCTCCAACGGGGCGTTTTAGTTATACTCTTATTATACCGCTTTACCTCTGTTAATACCATGATTATGCGGTCACAGCCTTAATGACAGCGAAACTGATGACAATCGCTTCGGCCAAGGCTCCGGTGGTGATATTGCGGACGTCTATTGTCGCGCTTCCGGCGGCCGAGCGGGCATTGAGGTTAT